GACGCATATGACTATTACTGTCATAAGAACGTAACGATCAGCCAGTATCAGAAGATACTTACCACGGTAGAAGGCGCACACATCATCGACAATGTGTCATCCAACTACAAGATGGCAACTAACCACCTGTACAGATTTATCACGCAGGAAGTTCAGTATCTGCTGGGTAACGGCATATCGTGGAACAACGAGGGCACCGAAGAAGCGCTCGGATATGGCAAGTGGTCAATAGACAGACAGCTCCAAGACGCAGCGACAAAGGCGCAGTGGGGCAAGGTAGCGTTCGGCTTCTATGACAACGATCATGTCGAGGTATTCAGTTACCTCGAGTTTGTTCCGCTTTTTGACGAGCTGGACGGCTCGATGAAAGCAGGTGTCAGATACTGGCAGATAGATGAGAGCAAACCGCTCAGGGCAACGCTCTATGAGATAGACGGCTTCACAAAGTATGTGTGGGACGTTGATGAGAACGCACCGAAGCAGGACGAGCCGAAGCGCAGTTATAAGCAGACTGTGCAAACGACCGAAGCTGACGGCGATGTGATCGTGAACGAGGAGAACTATCCGACATTTCCTGTTATACCGCTGTGGGGCAACAGTGAGCATCAGAGCGCTCTCGTTGGCTTGAGAGAGCAGATTGACTGCTACGACCTTATCAAGAGCGGATTCGCCAATACAGTGGATGAAGCAAGCATAGTATACTGGACGCTTCAGAACGCAGGTGGCATGGATGATACAGACCTTGCGAAGTTCATCAATCAGATGCGCGACTTGCACGCCACTGTTGTCGATGTGGACGGAGCGAGTGCAGAGAGCCACACGATAGACGTTCCTTATGAAGCAAGGGAGAGACTTCTCGACAGACTTGATAAGGACCTGTACCGGGACGCAATGGCTCTCGACACATCGCAGATCGCAGACGGAGCGGTAACAGCGACGCAGATCATAGCGGCATATGAGCCGTTAAATTCCAAGTGCGACAAGTTCGAGTATCAGGTGCTTGATTTCCTCAACGGTATCATGGCTGTTGCCGGCATCGATGACGAGCCGACGTTCACAAGGTCGATGATAACGAACCAGACGGAAATGATAACGACACTTCTTTCGGCAGGGCAGGTACTGAGTCAGGACTATGTGGCACGTAAGATGCTCGATATCCTCGGAGACGGCGACAGAGCCGATGAGATACTGTCCGAAGCTGAACAGGAGAACATCGACCGCTTCACGGGTGGCATAAGTGAGCCGGCTGAGGAACAGATTGTCGAGGAGCCAGTTGTTGAATAATGGACAAGGGACACAGATACACCGACAAACAGATAGAAATACTTGAGAACAGGCTGAAACGTCATTACAAGAAGGTCAGCGAGGAGATCCGTAAAAAACTTACGGAATATCTGGAAAGCAATTACGAGTACTACGAAGAATTGTGGCGCAGACTTGATGAGGGCGAGATAAGCGAGACGCAGTTTGAATACATGGTCATGTCGGACAATGGCCTCGAAACAGTAGAGGGCGAGATGGTCAACGACTATGTAGAGGGCGACGCAAAGGCAATGGCCCTCATCGGTGTGGTGCTCCAGACCATATACATATACAACCGCAACTATCAGGGCAGAAAGATGCAGTCTGAGGTCGATGTCAAAAGGCTGATGGCGTATTTAAGGCGCAGAAGAAGGCTCCTGCCGCCGCCTAATCCTGACAAGATGAAGGACCGCATATGGCACCGGGTAAAGATACGGCTTGTTGTATCGGACAGTCTGAGGAAGGGACGGAGCATCCCGGAGATAGCAAACAGGCTCGAGCGTGTTACAAACATGGACATGAGCGCAGCGTTCCGAGCGGCAAGGACAGCCTGTACCAATGCAGAGAACCTTGCGAAGCTCGATGCGATGTTCGTACTGCGTGATGAGTTCGGTGTCGATGTAAAGAAACAGTGGTATGCGACACTCGACAACAGAACGAGGACACAGCACAGGGAGATGCACGGCGAGGTCAGGGAACTTGAGGAGCCGTTCTCAAACGGGCTTATGTATCCGGGCGATCCGAACGGCGATCCGGGCGAGGTATGGAACTGCCGATGCACACTCATAGATGTTATAAGCGGCATGGACGACATAAAGGAGTCGCCTAACGGGATGAGCCGCAGTGAATGGATAAGGAAACAGCCTGTGTCGAAGCCTTATCCGATACCAAAGAACAAGAGGTAGCCTATGGGAATGACTATACAGATAAAGGTCGACAACACAAAGGCCGTGCTTGCAGATACGCAGAAGCACAAGGAACGTGCTCTGATAAAGTGCGGTGCGGCTTGGGAGTCGTATGCAAAGCAAGGTTCCCCGGTCGACACAGGCAGATTGAGAAGCAGTCTGACACATGAAATGGAAGGCGATGATACCGTAGCGATCGGAACAGACGTTGAGTACGGCATATATCAGGAGCTGGGCACGAGCCGAGGCGTGGTGCCGAAACTGTTTCTCACAAACGCCGGCAGGATGCACATAGACGAGTATATAAACATCATCGCAAGTGAATTCAATAATGGTTAGCAATATCCCCGAAGGGGGATTTTTTAATAGCTAAAAAACCTAATTACAAAGCAACGTAACCGAAGCATAGGAGGTAAACAAATGGCATTCACGAGAAAGATGCTCAAAGCAATGGGCATCGAGGAAGAAAAAATCGACGAGATCATTGAAGCACACCGAGAGGTCGCCGATGCCCTTAAAGAAGATAGGGATAAGTACAAGGCAGATGCTGACAAACTGGCTGAGACCGAGAAAGAGCTGAAAGACCTGAAAAACATGGTCGACGGTGCCGACTCGTACAAGGAACAGTACGAAAAGGAGCACAAAGCCTTCGAGGAATTCAAAAAGGGAGTGGAGGCAGAAAAGTCCAAAGCAAAGAAAGTCGATGCTTACAGGGCTTTGCTTCTCAAAGCAGGCGTTTCGGAAAAGAGGATTGACGCCATCGTGAAGGTAACATCGATGGACGATATCGAGCTTGATGACAACGGAGAGATCAAAGACGCAGACAAACGTATCGAGGGAATAAAGACCGAATGGTCGGAGTTCATCGTTACGGAAAAGCAGCGTGGTGCCAATACTGAAAATCCACCTGCAAACACAGGTGGCGATAAGATGACACGTGCTGAGATCTTCAAGAAAGATGAACATGGCCGTTACGTTCTTTCCGCAGCGGAGAGACAGAGAGCCATAGCTGAAAGTCTCAGCGAATAACAGAAAGGAAAAACAATCATGGCAGCAACAAATGTTGAAACTCTTGCAAATCCAAGAGACTCACTTCCAAACGTTTATACCAGCGTAACAGCTAGAGAGATCGACTTCGTTACACGCTTCGGCGATAACTGGGATGCTCTCAGAAACATCATGGGCATCATGCGTCCGATCAGAAAGGCTCCGGGAACAGCACTTGTTTCCTACACAGCAGACGTAACTCTTGAAAGTGGCGCAGTAGATCCGGGCGAAGTTATCCCTTACAGCAAGGCGACTATCGTGCAGGCTTCAAAGTCTGACCTTACTATCGAGAAGTACGCAAAGGCTGTTCCAATCGAGGACGTCAACAAGTACGGCGCAGAGATCGCTGTTGAGAAGTCTGACGATGCGTTCCTGACAAAGCTCCAGAACACTGTTCTTGGAAAGTTCTACACATTCCTGAACACCGGCTCGCTTACAGGCAGCGCATCGACATGGCAGGCTGCGCTTGCAAAGGCTCAGGGCCTTGTGCTCGATAAGTTCGCAACAATACAGAAGGATGTTACTGCAATCGTAGGTTTTGCTAACATCCTCGATGCTTACGACTATCTCGGCGCAGCAGACATCACAGTCCAGACCCAGTTTGGTCTTACTTACATCAAGGACTTCCTCGGATACAGCACACTGTTCCTTCTGCCGGCTACACAGATCGCACGCAACACAGTAATCGCTACTCCTGTTGAGAACATCGATCTGTACTACATCGATCCGGGCGACAGCGAGTTCGCAAGACTCGGACTCAACTACACAACTCAGGGCGAGACAAACCTCATCGGTTTCCACGCTCAGGGCAACTACAGCACTGCCGTTGGAGAGTCCTATGCTCTCATGGGTATGGCTCTGTGGGCTGAGTATCTTGACGGCATCGCAAAGGTCACAGTAACAGGAGCTTAATATGATATACAAGGTCGTAGAATTCTTTACCGACATTCAGGATGATGATCACGCATACCACACGGGGGATATATTCCCTCGTGATGGTGTGGAGGTGAGCGAGGAAAGAATAGCCGAGCTTGCGTCCACGGAAAATAAGCGTGGCATCGTGCTGATAGAGGCTGTAGAGACACCACAGAAGGCTGAAATAGAGCCACAGACAGACGAAAACGGCGAAGCCGAAGAAGTAGTCGATAAGGCTGAATCGAAGCCTAAAAAGTCAAATAAGAAGGAGAAATAAAATGGAACTGACCGAACTGTGTCAAGAACTTAGGAATTGGTTTGAGCGTGATAAATTCTTCGGAGAATTCACGATAGAGAATGGAACGATTAACGTGCCCGACGGTTCTTTACAGGACGGTCAGTTTTTTCGCGTTATAGGGTCTGTATTCAATGACGGAGTTCATAAATACGGCGAAGGCGAATTAACTGATGAGGTATTTAAGGGTGCGATATGGTCAATGGCTGTTCCTCCTGCGGTTATTGACTTATCAGAACGAATTTCGGCATGGGTTACCAAGTATGGCGAGTCGGTCTCCTCGCCTTATTCATCCGAGTCGTTTGGCGGCTACAGCTATGTGAAAGCAAGCGGCGCGGGACAGGGGAACGCCACATCAGGACCTACTTGGCAGAGCACGTTTGCCAGTGAATTAAATAGATATCGAAAGATATGAAGCGATACACAGTTTATATTCACACAAACAGAATCAATGGTAAGAGATATGTGGGCATAACGAGCATGAAGCCGAAAAAGCGGTGGAATTATGGATACGGATATGAACTACAGCCGAAATTCTTTAACGCCATTGCAAAATATGGGTGGAAAAACTTTGAACACGAAATAATCGCAACTGGGTTATCCAAAAGCGAGGCTTGCGAAATTGAAAAGTCTCTGATTACCAAATATGACACGATTGAGAATGGATACAACGTGTCAGAAGGCGGCATAGAGATGGACAAAGCGATGGAGCGAATGTCGGTAGATAAATATAATCCCGACACAGGCGAATACATTTGCTCATACGCAAGCATTATGGATGCGGCGTTTGATGTGCAAACATCGGATTCTCATATATCTGAAGCGTGTCGAGGTAAACATTCCGTAATTGCAGGCTTTGGATGGACATATCACGGAGACCCATACACACCACCAAAGAAGTATGCACATTATAGGTGCTCAATCGAAAAGATTGATGTCAATTCGGGTGAAGTGGTGGATTCTTACAAGTCAATCAAACAGGCGGCTGAAGAAAACGGATTATCTCGGTCTTTGATTTGTATGTGTTGTAACGGCAAATGTAAGTCAGGCGGTGGCTATAAATGGAGGAGGAAAATCTGATGTCATTACTTGATGATGTAATGGAAACGTTTGTGTTCATGGTCAAAGAGATAGTCAAGGACGGCTATGGAGGCTACACACAGGAATGGACCGAGGGCGTCGATTTCAAGGCTGCGGCTGTTCTTGACTCATCGATACAGGCACGGATAGGTGAGGTGCAGGGTCTGACGAGTCTGTACACGATCACGGTGTCGAGAGAAATACCGCTCGAGTTTCACGATGTAATAAAGCGTAAAAGCGACGGCAAGGTGTTCAGGCTCACATCGGACGGAGACGACAAAAAGACACCGCCGAGCGCAGGTCTTGATATGAGACAGGCATCAGCGGAGGAATGGAGGTTACCGTCATGAATAAGTGGCAAGCGTTAGACTCGTTCTGGAACTCGTTCGGCATACCGGCTTTCGAGCAATCGACAGTGCCGGAAAGCGACGAGCTGAGGGGCGACTTCTACATAACCTATGAGGCTGTAACGGACAGCCTTGACCGACCTGTACCAATGTCAGCGTCCATATGGATGCTGAACACAACATCATGGGAAACGATATCACAAAAGGCAGAGCAGATATCCGATGCACTTGTGCAGGTAAAGACCGTACCAATGGATACCGGCTACATATACATAACGCGTGGTCAGCCGTTCTCGCAGAGAATGACGGAGGACAAGGACACCGTTAGACGTATTTACTTAAACATCATGGCGGAGTATTTAGCTCCGTAGAAAGGACATAACTATGGGAGTATTCACACTTGTATCAGAAGATGCTTTTGATGAACTGCAGCTTGATGCCGGCGTTCTCCTGAGCACATTTGATATTACAAATCCGTACACCACACCAGCAAGTGCGAACATCATCGCAACGACTACGGGCGGTATCAATCCTACCTGCGTTCCTTCATACGAGGACCTTGCCGAGGATGTTGACAATGTTCCTAACAACATGAAGGAATTCAAGAAGCTCTCCGGCTGGGAATGCGGCATGGGTTTCTCAAGCATCAAATTCAATGCTGAGAATATCGCGTGGTCGCTTGGCGCATCAGAAACGACTACAGGAACAGGATACAAAAAGATAGTTCCAAGACGCGATCTTAAGCAGGCCGACTTCCAGGATATCTGGTGGGTAGGCGACAAGGCTAACGGCGGCGCTGTAGCCATCAAACTTATCAATGCTCTGTCGACAGGTGGCCTGAACATTCAGACCACAAAGAACGGCAAGGGCA